GTCCGCCTTCCGTCCACTTGATAGTCTGTGCCACAATGCTCGCAGGTTTACCCTGCGAGTCCGTACAGAGGTTCCCACCTGAATCCATCACTGGATTTAGGTCGTTTTGCAATCCCGTGTCTCCAAACCACGTCTGGAGATGGGGCCTCAGTAAAATACTGCAGCAATGCAAAACGCTCGTCGGTACGAGTTCGCACCGCTTGGGATCTAATATCCCATACGCGGTACTCCGTACGATGAAGGATAGTGCTCCACCTCTTATCAAGGTGTCGTACGTAGCCTCCAACGAACGAAGTTCGTCCGGCGAGACCACTATCTCGTCCCACGATTGGCAGTCGTCGTAAAATACGATTACCAAGTGTCGATTCAAGGGTTGTGCTTGCATTCCAAAATCCTTTCTTAAAGAGGTTATTGGAGGTGTCAAGCACCGCCTTTCGAGACGTGGGGCCATCGGGTATGATGACGGTGGGACGTGTCGGGGTTATATCATAACCCTTCCATGCGTCCATCCCACACGACTCGCGGAAGAAGCCGCGATGAAACGATTTCGTTTCATTGGCTTTCAAACCGAGCAGTGTGAGCACCCTCACCATATCAGCGTACCTATGATTGGGGATAATAATATCGTCCCCAAATACTCGTACGCGGTGACGCAACCTGCGGACCTTGTCCCAAGTGACTTCACCCTTGATGCAAACACCAAGGGCTAGGCACAAGAAAACAAAGGACTGAACAGGAAACGTCACAGCAGTACCTTGCGAGGCGAACTTCTTCAGTTTTATGAAGGAGCTACGACTTCCGTTGTCATAACGGATGTACCTCGTACGTGTGGCGTGCAGGGCGTGCAAAAGCGAAGGATTTCTCCTAAGCACACGCTCCACGGTCCAACACGTAAGTCGATCGGAGGCCGACGATAAGTCGATAGTTGCCAACGATCTGTCCAAGGAAGATCGAAGTACCATTGCCTGAGAGAGCTCTTGCCCTCTAAAGCAAATAAAATCGCGACCGAATAAAGCCGCGATTCTATCTCGCATGAAGGTCCAAGTGAGTTGCTGGCACCATTGGTGCTCAGTAGGCTCACTGGCTATAAGCCTAGGTGCTTTGGCCGTCTTTGGGACTGCCATTAACCTGGCGGCTACTTCATGATTGAGTGGTTGGCTTTCCTCGTCGGATGCGGTAGTACCGACTATCCGATAAGGGAACCATTCTTCGAGCTTAGAAGTCCAACGTGGAAAGTCATATTTGTTGACCAGTCCACGTCGGTCAGCTACTGCTCCGCGTCCATGTCTGAAGCCGGATTTCCCGAGCTCCTCGTACCGATTACCTGAGTAGGTGACCGGTTCGTAGAACCCGAGTTCCCGGGAAAGGAAGTCAGCGACTCGCTGGCAACCTTCAAGGAGGACCCTATCCTTGTCGCCAGCAGCGTTTGCTGCTGGAAATAAAGGAAGACCAGAATCCAAACTGTCACAAAAGTGAACAGCGTGGCCACGGTTGCTAGGATCAAGCCCGTCTTCGTCCCATTTGAGGGATGGTGGACGTGCACTCTGCTCGATGTCATGGTATTCCTCGATTGCCTTTTCTAGGCGTTCAGGGGAACACTCAGTCTGCACCTTCTTCCCTAAGCAGCAAAGCTGCCGAAGGAATAAGATTGCATTTACATCAGCGTCTTGCCTCAGACATGCATTACTATCAAACACTCGCAACCAGAGTCCCGAGAATAATCTCGGCACCCTGACTCTCGGAGATACCGCTTGACTAAGCGGTCCCTCCAGAGCAAGGCGACCTAGCTCCAACCCTTGAATTAAGAGGGCATCGAGCGAAGGAAGGTCTAGGGTAAAGAACCCTAAACCACGTGTTTGACAGTTACGGGCGAGTCTCTCGACATCTCGAGATAACCCACCCGCATACTGCGGGTACGCCAACCGTGCGTCTTCACAGACGGCGGTTGCGATGTTAAGCAGACTATTTGCGAGGCTTTTCATGCTAGCTCCCATCTAATAGTGGAGGTTGGCATTCCTTGCCTCGGTGCTCCTATTCGTCAACTGGTGTGCGACTTAGCACATCAGCACCTCGAGTCTCACGACTCGAAGTTCGCCAGCTTAGTGAGATTTGCCTCCGTAATGAAGGCAAGCGATCCAGCCCAAAATTTGACTGGATCGACGATCGTGTCTCCACGGTCGTTCTCAACAACAGCATAGGCCTTTCGGACCGTACTGTTAACAGCAGGCGCAACCGGATACAGCGTCTGGACGAGCTCGACATTATGACGGTCAACCGTGACCGGCACAGGCCGAGTTTTATCCACATACGAAGTATTCCGGAGCCGCATGCGATATTCGCCAGTCGTTTCTCGCAGGAAGTATTCAGAAGAATACTTATCCTGATTGATCCGAGTAAGCGTCTTCGCAACGGAATTGATAGTGACGGTAAGAGTATCCGAGAACATAGCATCTGCTTTCTAGCAAAGTGGTTGGTGTAAAGTCATCGATAGCGATATCGACGACCCGACCCGGTATTACCGGATAGGACACCTATACTCGCTAGTATCGACGCATGCTCGCCAGTTAAAAGCGGCATGTGGGCTTCAACAGATGGGGACTTAAGCGTTCTGAGTTTGCGTTCGCTGACTGCGTATCCTTTAGACATGGTTAAACCCACGCTATTGTCTACGTAATTGTCGAACTCAAACCGTGTTCTCGTTTCACGCATCACCTGAACAGGTGATGGAGTGGCAGGGATGATATTTCGCGTAGCAGCGAAATAGTCACCAAACGATGTACACCAGTCCATAAGCCACGACCAGGGGATTAATTCCCAGGCCGTGCCAGCGTCTATGGTTATACCATAGGTGGCTGCGACTGCTAAACGCCTCATATCGTCAGCGTTGGCCGGAAATTCCGCATCTGGGGTCCAAGTAATATAACCCCAGCAACGCTCGGTAGTATGAGTACGTAGTTCAACCGAAATATAACGGTTGTTCGACTGGACCGGATAATTTTCAACCCGGTTTTGCTCATATTCCCCGACGGTAATAGTCCTCCGTAGTCCTCTCTTCTTAAGACGCTCGAGCTCCTTGATGCGGTCATCGACCTTACCTTGGAACAACAGTATCTTAATTAGATCAGAAACGTTCGGCGCAACATCAAACTTATATTTTAAGTAAGTCTGAGCGACCTTGCCAAGGCCGTAAAATTGCCTGAACGACTCCTTAATGGCGGAAACGCCCTGCGGGAGCTGAGCGATACTAGCAACAATGTCGACCCATGGCCGGCTAGGGTTGCTGCCTTTCTGAACAAGATTGGCAATATCAGTATCACTAGGACTATCGGTTCCCAGATGACCTTGCTTCCACGACCCACCTTTCAGGAAATCACATGTATAATTGTGAAAATACCCTGCAAAGTAATTCGTGAGCGGCATATCAATCACACCTCCTTCGCAGTAGTCTCGTACTACTGTCAAAGGACCACCACCGTGGCTTGGACTTACATCGATACACGTTTCAGCGGCACGATTAAACGTACCGTTATCCGATGTATCGTAAACCCAAGTAAAGCGGTCAGCGGTTCCGTTGGGTGTTACCCCTAGGACCCGTGAACGTGATCTGACTGTCATTCTGGAACATCCTTTCTCGGGAGTGAGTCTGAGAAGACTCTGCGGCCCTCACGG